GCGGGGCTGTAATGGGCAACCGTAGAAAGAAAACTTTGTACGTAAGAGGTACTAAGAATGGCTAAGTTAGAGGTTTTTCAAAACGGTAATTTTTCTGATGGTAGGCCCGTATTTCAAGTCGGAAGCAAGAATGAAGATGGCACTTATGCTGTTGTTAACGCTAGCTTGATGAGCGAAGAAGAAGCCAATGCGGTATTAGCCGAGCTACAGCCTGCGCCTAAGAAAGAAGCAGCACCTAAGAAAGAAGCGGCACCTAAGAAAGCTCCAGCTAAAAAAGCAGCTAAGAAGAAGTAAATGACTACCTCTGGAACAACAGCATTTGATATGGACTTCACGGAGATCGCTGAAGAAGCGTGGGAACGTGCGGGCCGTGAAATGCGTTCTGGGTATGACCTTCGCACAGCACGTAGGTCTATGAATCTGCTGACTATTGAGTGGCAGAATCGTGGGATTAACTTATGGACTATTGACGAGGGCACCGTGTCGTTGGTCAAGGGTACGTCAGAGTACAATCTGCCCGCTGATACGATTGATTTGCTAGAACAAGTTATACGCACTAACAGTGGCGATCAGAATACACAGTCTGACCTAACCATAAGCCGTATTAGTGTTAGCACCTATGCGTCAATACCGAACAAGTTGACTCAAGGTAGGCCGATTCAAGTTTGGATAGAGCGCCTGCGTGATAATCCGACCATAAACGTATGGCCTGTTCCAGACAAAAACGACACCTACATCTTCAAATACTACCGTATGCGACGGATACAAGATGCAGGTAGTGGTGTAGAAACTGCTGACATGAACTTTAGGTTCTTACCCTGTCTTGTTGCGGGGCTAGCGTACTACATTGCAATGAAAGATCCAGAGTTAGCGCCTCGTATACCTCTGCTTAAAGATGTTTATGAGGAACAGTTTAGACTCGCTGCAGAAGAAGACAGAGTTAAAACACCGGCCCGTTTTGTGCCGAGAATAGGTTATGTCTAATCGCTTTGCTTCAGCACGAAAGGCTCTTGCAGAATGTGACATCTGTGGGTTCCAGTACAAGCTACGAGAGTTAAAGAACTTAATACGTAAAGGGCGCGATACTAACTTAAAAGCGTGCCCTGAGTGTTGGAGTCCTGACCACCCACAGCTAAAGCTGGGCGAGTTCCCTGTTAATGACCCACAAGCTATACGTGACCCAAGGCCCGATAGAAGTCTTGGTGAAGCGGGTGGTAATAGTAGTAGACAAATACAGTGGGGGTGGAATCCTGTAGGCGCAGGGAACGACCCATTTAATTTAACGCCTAATAACCTTGTTGCTACAGGGGAAGTAGGTACAGTAACGGTAACAACAACTTAGGTGGCCCTATGAAAAAGATGAGCACAGTAAAGCCGGTAAAGAACGCTCCTAAGACGGACATGAAGAACGTAAAAACCACAGGAATAAAGATCCGTGGTACGGGTGCAGCTACGAAGGGGACTATGGCTCGCGGGCCTATGGCATAAATTATGAGTATGACCTACTCACAGTTGACGACGAATATACAAGACATTTGTGAAACTACATTCACGAGTGATGAGCTTGCTATGTTTGTGCAGCAGACAGAGCAGTTCATATACAACACTGTTCAACTTCCGTCGTTAAGAAAAAATGTGTCTGGCACGATAACATCGGGCAACAAATACCTGACCGTGCCTTCTGACTACTTGTACACGTACAGTTTGGCCGTGGTTAATGCTGATGGGTCATTTGATTTTTTGTTGAACAAAGATGTCAACTTTATTCGTGAAGCATATCCCACGCCTGCATCCACAGGTGTTCCTAAGCACTACGCAAACTTTAATGACGAGACATTTATTCTTGGGCCTACGCCAAACGCTAGCCTAACCGTAGAGTTGCACTATGGGTATTACCCAGAATCGATAGTCACTGCTAGTACGCTACCGTGGCTTGGTGAAAACTTTGACTCCGCGTTGCTAAACGGTTCATTGGTTGAAGCGATACGGTTTATGAAAGGTGAGCAGGATATGGTCGCTATGTACCAGCAAATGTTTGCTCAGTCTTTAACGTTGTTGAAGTCTTTAGGCGATGGCAAGCTACGTGGCGATACGTACAGAGAAGGTCAATATACTCAGGCGGTCACGTAACATGTTTATAAAAGCGCCAGAGATAGAGATAGGGCAGGTTGCGGTAACTACTACCGAACACAAAGGACATGACCCTGAGTTTTGGGCACAAGCCGCCGCAGATAGGATTATTAGTGTCGGTGGCAATTGTCATCCAGCTATAGCGCAGCAAGCAGAGGCTTTTAAGGAGTCGGTTAGGGCTACGGCACTACATTACATAAAAGAAGCAATAAGAAGCGACAGAACTACGCTGATTGCAGAATTATCGAAACAAGGCCATGAGGATATGGCTGAAATACTTAGGAGAGTCTAATGGCTATATCAACCGCTATGTGTACATCATTCAAGCAGGAGTTGCTTGTTGGTACACACAATTTTACTGCTACTTCTGGTAACACGTTCAAGCTGGCTCTGTATACGAGTTCAGCTAGTTTAGGTGCAAGCACTACCGCTTACTCGACATCTAATGAGGTGTCCGGCACAGGGTACACAGCGGCAGGTGCTGCGCTGACTAGCGTGACGCCCACCACATCGGGCACTACAGCTTTCTGTGATTTCAGCGACCTGACCTTCTCCAGCAGCACAATAACTGCGAATGGGGCACTAATATATAACGATACTCAAAGCGATAAGGCTGTTTGTACTCTAGCTTTTGGTGGTGACAAGACCAGCACGGCTGGAGACTTCACGATTACGTTCCCTACAGCAGACGCTAGCAACGCGATTATTCGCATCGCATAGGACTTAACGTGTGGCAGACATTACTGGCTGGGGCAGAGGCACTTGGGGCGAAGATGCGTGGGGTGAACCCGATCTCGTCGATGTTACGGGTGTATCCGCAACTGGAGCCATCGGTACAGTCACGGTTACGGCAGGCGCAAGCACCTCTGTCACAGGCGTTTCTGCAACAAGTGCAGTTGGATCAGTCACTGTATCAGCAGCCTCTAATACATCGGTTACAGGAGTCTCTGGGACGGGGGCTGTCGGGTCTGTATCGGTCACGGGAGCAGCTAATGTTACGTCACCTAGTGTCGCGGGTACGAGTGCAGTCGGGTCTGTATCGGTCAGCGCCTCGGCCAACACTTCAGTCACCGGGGTATCTTCGACAGGATCTGTGGGATCTGTTTCAGTTGCCGCTTCTGCGAACGTCAGTCCTACTGGCGTTGCTGGTACTTCAGCCATTGGCTCAGTTACGGTCACAGGCGCAGCAAACACCTCGGTTACAGGCGTTAGTGGAACTGGCGCTGTTGGTTCTGTCACTGCCTCTGGTGGGGCTACTGCTTCTGCCACTGGCGTTAGTAGCACTGGCGCAATCGGTTCGGTATCTGTTACTGGCGGCGCATCAGTTACCCCAACAGGCGTGGCGGGCACTGGTGCAGTTACAACAGTATCTATCGAATTGGGCATTACGGTTAGCCCAACAGGAGTCTCAGGAACAGCGCAAGCAGGTAGCGTATCGACTACATCCGATGCAAATGTCACAATCATCGGAGTCAGCGCCACTGGAGAAATAACCCCAGTAAATGTTTGGGGATTAATAGATGATGCACAAACACCAAACTGGAGTACCATAGACTCCGCGCAAACGCCCAGTTGGTCAGATGTATCGGCAAGTCAAACCCCAGAATGGGAAGAGGTAGCTTAATATGGCAACTTATGTAAATGATTTACGGCTCAAAGAAATCGCCACTGGAGATGAATCCGGGACATGGGGCACGAGTACAAATACTAACCTCGAGCTAATTGCAGAGGCTTTTTCGTTTGGCACGGAGGCAATTACAACCAATGCCGACACGCACACTACTACTATTGCTGATGGTTCTACTGACCCTGGTCGCAGTCTTTTCCTCAAGTACACTGGCACTTTAGACTCTGCCTGTACGATCACTATTGGCCCGAATACCGTAAGTAAGCTCTGGCTCATAGAGAATGCCACTTCCGGGTCACAGAACATCATCATTAAGCAGGGCAGTGGGGCGACTGTCACCATAGCCAATGGTCAAACCAAAGCCATCTATTCAGACGGTGCCGGATCAGGCGGCGCTATGGTTGATGCGTTTACTGATCTATCTGTTCCCTCTTTGTTTGTTTCTGGCGACATAGACGTTGATGGCACCACTAACCTAGATGCCGTTGATGTGGATGGCGCTGTAAACTTTGCAGCAGACGTAACCTTCGCTGACGGTGCAGATATTATCACCGCATCCGCCGGTACTTCTAACTTCCGCGCAGGTGTCAACGCAGGTAACAGCATCACCTCTGGCGGCAACCTTAACACCGTTATAGGCGATGAAGCGGGTACGGCGATTACTACGGGTGATAACAATGTAGCTGTAGGATATGCAGCAGGTGATGCTCTTACTACGGGCGAAAAAAATATAGCCATTGGCGTAAATGCTCTAGGGTCGGATACTACGGGCGGTAGAGCAGTTGCTATCGGTCAAGGCGCACTAACTACTCAAAACCATACTGATGGAACAACTACTTACAATGTAGCAGTTGGGTACGAATCAGGAGCATTAGTCACCACAGGAGTTGAGAACACTCTCATCGGTGGTCTAGCAGGTGATGCGTTAACTACTGGTCAACAAAACGTGGCGGTTGGGGCTTACGCTCTAACTTCAGATACGTTAGGGTCAAAATCAGTTGCTTTGGGCAGACTTGCTTTAGCTGACCAAAACTTTACTACTGCCACAGATGCTTACAACGTAGGGGTGGGCTTTGCGGCGGGTGGCGACATCACCACGGGAGTTCAGAACACCCTGATTGGTGGCTTGGCTGGAGATGCTCTTACTGACGCTGATACCAACGTGGCAGTAGGCACCAGTGCGTTAGGCGCTGATACGAAAGGAAGTAAATCAACGGCTATTGGTCATTCAGCCCTTGAAGCTCAAAACTTTTCTACGGCTAC